CGGCGAGGACATGATCTGCTGTGTCTCGACCGCTGACGACAAGCTTGAGCACAACCTTCCCGATCCCCTGACCATCCTTGAGCCACAGCAGCGCAACCTGCTGACGGTCGTGCCGATGGTCAGCGAGACGGCTGGTATGATCAGCGAGTACCCCTACGCCCACCGCTTTGCTGAGGTTGGATAATGAGCGCAGCAAAACAGCAGAAGCTCACCGCTGAGACGGTGCCCGTTTACTCCATCCTGCCGCATGAGTACATCGTGCAGTGGCAGGAAAAGGTGCCCCACGAGGGCCGCGGCTTCACGATGGTCACGCATGAGATCGTCTTGCGCAGCGGCGACAACGACGTGGACGCCAAGCTCTGGGCTAAGGCCAAAGAGCGCAAGTCTGTGCGGGCGCGCCTTGAGGACGGCTACATTAACGAAGGCCGCATCATCAAAGCCCCGCGCGTCATGCGTGACCGCGTGTGGACGGGTGAGCGCAACGAGCAGGGCCAGCCCATCCTCACGCCAGCTGGCACGGACTGGACCGCACAGCTCTCCCCCAAGGCGCAGTCTGTGACCGATAACAAGGTCCAGCAGCTGCGCGGCGGCGGCGTGTTTATCCTGTCTGACACCGAGCTTGCAGGTCTACGATGAGCACCACCATCACCCGCTTTAGGCTGTACTATCCCGAGTTCGCCGGGGTGAGCGACGCCGACCTATCCATCGTTATCGAGGATGTGTCAGCGGAGTTTATCCCTACGGTTTGGGGCAGCCTCTACCTGCGCGGCCTCCTGGCGCTCTCAGCCCATATCCTGGCGTTGAGAGCACAGTCAGCACGCGCAGGGCTAGCGGGTGGTGCAGGTACGGGTTATGCACCTGTGGGGGGTGTCTCCTCACTCTCCACAGGTGACGAGTCCGTCTCGTTCGGCGGCGCAGGCATCGCCGCAGGTAGCGCACAAGCTGGGCTATCTGAGGCGATTCTTGCGACGACACCCTATGGGCAAGAGTACCTGCGCCTGCGCGGGCGGCTCTTCTTGGGCATGAGGGTGATATGAGCGTCAAGACGATAGACATGGGGCTCATCGCGCGACTCAAGGCGATGAATGAGCTCGCAGAAAAAAAGATCCTCGTGGGCATCCAGGAGGACGCGGGCAAAACCGAGGATGGCAGCGCGACGCTCGCTGAGGTCGGCTACTATCAGGAGTATGGCACGCGCGATATCCCTGCGCGCCCGTGGCTCTCTGAGGGTGTTAAGCGCGCTGACCCTGCCAAGCTGCTCAAGCAGATCGCTGTGGATGTGGTCAACGGCAGACCCGCAGACCAGGCGCTTCAACGCGCGGGTGTGGCAGCAGTCGGCGCCATCCAAGAGGGGTTCACCGCGACAGCGTGGGAGCCCAACGCGGCGAGCACCATCAAGGCCAAGGGCTCATCCCAGCCGCTGATTGACACGGGGCGGCTGCGCCAGAGCGTGAGCTACAAGATCGTCAAGGGGGATGGCTGATGTTACCGTTGGGCGCCTCGACCTACCTCATCACGCGCCGCGCAGCCGTGACCTATGTCAACGGCCTGCCCGTGCGCACAGCGCCCACCACGTTTAACGTCGTGGCCAGCGTGCAGCCGCTCAATGGCCAAGACCTCATCCGTGCGCCTGAGGGCCTGCGCCGCAGCGACGCGCGCAAAGCGTACCTCTACATCACGGATGAGGTGCGCACTGTGCTCGCCGCTGGCGTGGAAGCTGACCTGATGACGGTCGATGGCGTGGTCTATGAGATCTATCATATAGACCCCTACAATGTCTTCAGCCCGCTGCCTCATCAGCGCGCCTACCTCCAGGCCGCGCAGGGCACAGATGGCGCGCAGGTGGGACCATGAGCTATGTGCCCACACCGCTAGAGCTGGCAGTCTATCAATGGCTCGCGCCTCGCATCACAGGCGTGCTCATCTACGAAAATCAGGATGCACCCCGGCCTGCCACGGCGTTTAGCTCTATGCTCGTGGTGGACGACGCTCGCGTAGGCAGGCCCGCCACGCAGGTCACCGACACACCCGATGGCGCTGACTTTGTGGGCTACGGCTCCACCCTGCGCGCGGTGACGGTGCGCGTGACCTCCTATGGTCGCACGGCATACAGCATCATTCAGGGGTTGCAGGCGCAGTGGAGCCTGCCCGATAGCTCCTATCAGGCTGGTCTTTTGGGGCTAGCCATCTATAATGTCACTCAAGCGCGCCGCATCCCGCAGATCCTTAGTCAGGTGACCGAGGATCGTTGGGTGGTCGAGCTCCAGGTGTACGCAGTGCGCGAGGTCGCAGCCGCGACGCAGGCGCTTAACAGCATAGACGCGACGGTCAGCGTGACCGATCCCAGCTAGGGAGCCAGAGAGATGGCGACATTTGACGACGTAATCCAGGTGAGTGTGCTCACCGATGCTGCCCCTGTGGGCCGCGCTGGGTTTGGTGTGGCGATCGTGTGCGACGCGGCCTCGATGGCTGAGCGCGTGCGCTACTACACCACACCAGCAGGAGCAGCCACAGACCAGGCAGCAGGCCAGATCACTGCGGCGCAGCTTGCGCACATCAACGCAGCCTTCGCACAGAACCCGCGCCCTGCGCGTGTGGGTGCCGCGCGCACGAGCTTCACCGATGTGGCGCAGGTCAACACCGTGACCGTCGGCGGCACAGCGGTCAGCGGCGACTACACCATCCCCATCAATGGCGTGGACTTTACGTTCACCGCGACGGTGCCCGCCGACACGGATAGCGACATCGCCACAGGGCTGCGCAGCGCCATCAACGGCGGCTCCGAGCCTGTGACCGCCTCCGGCGCTGGAGCTGCGGTCATCATCACCGCTGACGTCGCGGGCACGCCGTTTACCGTGGGCACGCTCGTGGCGCCAGGTACGGGCACGCTGACTAACGTAGCCACGACGGCTAACCAGTCGGTGAGCACCGAGCTTGACGCCGTGCTGGCTGAGTCCAGCGCGTGGTACGGGTTTAACCTCGTGAGCCGTGACGCGCTGGACATTGAGCGCGCGGCGAGCTGGGCAGAGACTAACGCCCGATTCCACTATGCGCAGACGAGCGATGCCGATGTGCTGACTGCGGTCACCACCGACATCGCCAGCGACCTCAAGGCCGCCGCCTATAACTACACCAAGATCCTGTGGTACTCGACCGATGCCACGCCCGCCGCGTTTGCGCACCTGGCCAACAGGCTCGCCGTAGACCCCGATGTGCAGACGACTATCTGGGATTACGTCACGCTGTCCGGCATCACCACAGACGTCAGCGCCCTGACCGCCTCACAGCTCATCAACCTGACGGGCAAGAACGCAGGCGCCTACCTGACATTAGGTGGCGTCGGCTCCACGGGTGGCGGCAACAAACAGAGCTCCGGGCGCTTTAGCGACGTGCAGATCACCGTGGACTGGCTCAAGGCCAGGCTAGAGGAGGCGCACGCGCAACTGCTGCTCAACTACTCCAACCGCGGCAGCAAGGTCCCATTTACGGATCTGGGATTTGCCGCAGTTGGCGCGGTCGCGCGAGGCGTGCTTGAGCTTGGCATCCGCGCTGGTCACTTTGAGCGCACGACAGACACGCAAGGCAACGAGATCAGCCCGTTCGTCACGCTGCCCGCGCGCTCGGCTGTGAGCGCTGGCGATGTGTCGGCGCGACTGCTGCGCTATACCTGTGGCGCCCTGCTCGCTGGAGCTGTCCAGCAGGTGGTGGTCACCGCTCAACTGACTGACGATATCGCGACGCTCGCGTTGCTGGCTGAGGGCTAAACTATGGGCATCTTACAGGGCACATTCGACCTGGCGCAGTGCGCCGTCACCATCGACGGCCTCCCCATCGACGGCTTTGGTGATGGCGATGCCGTCACCATCGAATACAACGCGCCGATCTACAACACCACCGTGGGCGCCGATGGCGGCTATCACCGCGCCAACAGCAACGACCAGGGCGGCAGCATCACCTTTAACCTGATGCAGACCTCCACCGTCTCGCGCAGGCTCATAGAGGGCATCTTGCGCATCCATGAGCTGGGTGCTGGTGGCACGCACACCATCAACATCAGCTCGCTGCGCACGGGTGAGCAGATCGCCGCCTCGCAGGCGTATCCTGAGGACCGCCCTACCTACGCGTTTGGCCAGGAGGTCACCGCGCGCGAGTACATGTTCCGCTCACCCAACATCCAGCGGGTGGGCTGATGAGCGAGCTGAACGCCTACGGCATCAAGACCCGGTACGAGGTCGAGCTCGACGGGTGTAGGTTTGAGACGACGCTCTACCCCTCGGGTAAAGCGATCGACCTCATGCCGTTTATGATCAGCCTCGCCGCTGGCCCTGCTGGCGTCGTCACTGACCTGCTCAAGAGCATGACGTTGGGCGGTCAGCTCACCGCTGGCGACACGAGCGGGCGCGAGGTGCGCGAGAGTCTGCTGACCCTAGCGGAGCAGATCGTCAAGCACGGCGGCTCCAACAAGCTGCGCGAGATCCTCTCCCACACCCACGCGCTGGGAGAGGTCAAGCGCAGCTGCGGGCAGGACATGGACGTTATCTTTCAGGGGCGCATCATGCTCCTGATTAAGGTCGTGGCTTGGGTGCTGGAGGTCAACTACGCCCCTTTTTTGCGAGAAAAGCTGGGGGACTACAAGGCCCTAGCGACCCTCGCATGGCAGCGGTTACAGCAGCAGCCCGATCCGCAGCAGCCCGCCTAAACATCCAGCCGGGTGAGTGGTTGTACCTGCGTCTGTTCAAGGAGCGCGGGTTTAGCCCTCGCGAGCTAAGAGAGCGGTGGACGCTCTACGATCTGCTCAACGCGCATGAGGCGCTTGACCTTGAGCTCTACACGCAGCAGATCGCGCACCAGATGAGCCAGCGAGGCAGACATGGCAGGTGAGACAATCGTGCAGCGCCTCGTCAGCCTGCTCCAGGTCAAGACAGACGATAAGGCGCTGGCGACGACCAACAAGATGCTCGACGGCATCAAGGGCAAGCTCACCGCGCTGGCAGCGGTCGCTGCCCCTGCGGCGCTGGTAGGTCTTGGCGCCAACATGCTCAAAGAGGCCGCGACCGCTGCCGACGTGGCCGCCAAGACAGCGCGCACCATCGGCATCACCACCGAGTCGTATCAGGAGCTCACGCAGGCCGCTGCGTTTAGTGGCGTCAAGAGCGAGGAGCTCAACGTCGCCCTGCGCAAGCTGAGCAAGAACGCGTATGAGGCGGCAGGCGGCAACAAAGAATTAAACAAAACGTTCAAAGCATTAAACATTAATGCTAAGGATTTTTCTAAGTTAAAGCCCGATCAACAGATTGAGAAGCTGGCCGACGCCTACACCAAGATTGAAGATCCGGGCAAGCGCGCCGCGCTGATGATGAAGCTGCTGGAGGAGGCTGGGCCAAAGTTTGCGAGCATGTTCGCGGGCGGTGGAGCTGGCATCGCAGCCATGCGCAAAGACGCGCAGGATCTGGGCATGATCGTACCTGATGATCTCGCCGTTAAAGCTGAAGCGTTTAATGATAGCATGGACCGATTAAAGCTAATCGGCCAAGGCATGAAAGCTAACTTTATTTTGCAGTTATTGGAGAGCATTCAGCCCATATTAGATGACCTCACAGCGTGGCGCAAAAAGGACGCCAAGGCGTTTAGCGAGAGCCTCAAGGAGCTCGCGCGCACGCTCAACGGCATGATCAAGGATCTGCACCAGGGGCTCAAAACCCTGCGCGAGTGGACCGAGGCGCTAGGTGGCGCAGGTAATGCGGTCAAATTGTTTGGATTGGCGGCGGGCTCGCTGCTCGCCGCGCGCTATCTCATCCAGCTGAGCAAGGGCGCCAAGCTCCTGACTATGGCCAACCTCAAGCTGGCGGCGAGCAGCCTCCTGGCCGCAGCGCCTTACATCATCCTCGCTGGCGTCATCGCTGGGCTGTTCCTCATCGTCGAAGATTTTGTAGGGTTCGTGCGCGGTGAGGACTCGCTGTTGGGTGAGTTCGTCGGTGATGCCACGCCTGGCCTGCTGGAGAACATCAAGGCGGGCATGATCGCGATCCTTGGCGTGGTGGGCGCCATCGCGCTACTCGTGGGCGCTATCCCCATCGCTGTGGTCGCGCTGGTAGGCATCCTCGCCGTAGCAGCAGCGACGCTCATCGCCAACTGGGAGGAAGTCAAGGAGGGCATCAGCTATGTCTTTGAGAGCCTGTATAATAGCGCCGTCGAGACGTGGGAGGGCATCGTGCAGGGCCTCAAGGACGCGTTTACTAACGTGTACACCTGGCTGGCTGATGGCTGGGATGGCCTAGTCGATGGGATGAGCGAGCGATTCTTGTCGATGATTAACAAGGTTAAGGGCATCGTCGGTGATGTCGTCAGCTTCATCGAGTCGCCCTTTGATAGCGTGGCGGGCATGGTCGGTGGTGGCGCCGCCACCCCTGCCGTAGACATGGCGGCGAGCTCTATGCGCACTGCCAACGCACGCCCTCAGCAGACCAATAACGTCAGCGTGCAGATCAACGGCAGCGGGCTCGGTGAGGATGCGCTGGCGCGAGCCACGACAGCGGGTGTTAATGATGCTATGCTGCGCGAGGCTGACCGCGC